TGCAGATTTACTAAGCAAAGCACCTGATGGGAGTGCTTCTGCCCCATCTTTCAGTTTTAGTTCAGATCCAAATACAGGAATTAGTGGTGGTTCAGATACATTAACTCTGAGTACAGGAGGTTCTGGTCGTTTAACTATTAATTCTGCTGGTTTAGTAACAATACCAGGTGATTTAACTGTTTCTGGAACTACAACAACTATAGATACAACAAATTTAACTGTAAAAGATAAAAATATTGAGATTGCGAAAGGTAATGGGAATGATGCTGCTGTAGATGGTGCTGGTATTACTATTGATTCAACAGATGGTGATAAGACTTGGAATTGGGTAGATTCAACAGATTCTTGGACAAGTTCTGAACATATTGATCTTGCTTCTGGAAAAGTATTAAAAGTAGCTGGTACACAGGTTTTATCTGCAACTAATTTTACAGGTACTTCTGCTATAGCTACTAATGTAACTGTTGCTGATGAGTCATCAGATACTACTTGTAACGTCTTATTTGTGACGGCTGAGACAGGTAACTTACCACCTAAAACAGGAACAAATCTTACATTTAATTCATCATCTGGAGCGTTAACTGCTACAAGTTTTGTTGGTAATTTAACTGGAAACGTAACTGGTAATACTTCTGGATCGTCAGGTTCTTGTACTGGAAATGCGGCAACTGCTACTTCATTACAGACAGCCAGAACTATAGCTGGAGTTTCATTTGATGGAACAGCTAATATTTCTTTAAACAATAATGCGATTACAAATGGTGCTGGTTATATAACTGCAACTCTTACAAATGAAGAGGTACAGGATATTGTTGGCGGTATGCTTACTGGTAATACTGAAACAGGTATAACAGTAACGTACCAAGATAGTGATGGCACTATAGATTTTGTTGTAGGCACTCTTAACCAAGACACTACAGGAAATGCTGCAACGGCAACAGCCCTTGAGACTGCACGAAATATTGGTGGAGTATCATTTGATGGAACAGGCAATATTAATTTACCAGGTGTTAATTCAACAGGAAACCAAGATACTTCTGGAAACGCTGCTACAGCAACAGCTTTAGAGACTGCAAGGACAATTAACGGAACTTCTTTTGATGGATCTGCAAATATCACAGTAACGGCAGCAGCAGGGACTTTAACAGGAACAGAATTAAAAAGCACAGTTGTTACTTCAAGTCTTACTTCTGTTGGTACGCTGACCTCTTTAACCACAAGTGGCAATATTTTAATGACAGGAACAGGAGCTATTGATGTAGCTTCTGGTACAACTGCACAAAGACCAGGCTCTCCTTCTGCTGGTATGTTCAGATTCAATAGTCAAACAACAGAATTTGAGGGTTATGACGGAAGTTCATGGGGTGAGATTGGAGGTTCTACTGGCACTTCGGGAACAGCAGATTTATTAGATATAGCATCATCATCTGGAACTGGTGGAGGGTCAGCTACATTTAACGGTTCTGCTTATAGATTTAAGCTAGTTACTAAAGGAACAAGTACAGCAGTAACACCTACTAA